CTTAACGACCCAACAATGCGTGGTGGAAACGCTACAGGTGCAGGTTCAGGTCACGTAAATGGTCTATTAGTTCCTGCGGGTTCTACATCAGTGTATGACCAAGTTCTTGGTAAGAATGCCAAGAGACCTTATCTACACGTTAGATACCGTGCTTCTGAAACTGAAGACCGTAGATATAAAACTTGGATTACAGGTTCTGCAGGTGGAGCAGCTACAAGTAGCTTAGATGCTATGGAGGTTCACTACCTATCAGAAAGATGTGTTTGTACAATGGGTGCGAACAACTTTGTAATGTTTGAGGACTAAAACTACTTTAAAGGAGGGGTGTCTTTTAAGGCATCCCTACCTTTTTTTTTTATAAATATTTAAAATTTAATCAAAATGAAATTAGAATCAAAAAACAGAGTATATAAACTTACACGAAATAAAGCACCATTGTCGTGCATTATACCATCAAGAAATAGTAGAAGAAGTCCTTTACTTTACTTTGATAGAGAGAAAGGATATAACAGAGCGTTGCGATACGCACGAAACCAAAAGTCCCCATTTGAAGATGAGCAAGATGGTTCAGCTATAATTGAGCCTATTATTTTTGAAGACGGTATGTTAGCGGTTCCACAGGATAACCCTGTATTACAGGAATTTTTACATTACCACCCTATGAATGGGAAAAAATTTATAGAGATAGATAACACTAAGGATGCACAAGAACAGATAGAGCATTTAAACATAGAGGTTGATGCTTTAATAGAAGCTAAGGCTATGGATATAGAGCAGCTTGAAGCTGTGGGGAGGGTGTTATTTAATACAGATGTAACAAAGATGTCTTCAGCAGAACTCAAGAGAGACGTGTTAATTTTTGCTAAGAGGAACCCCTCTGTGTTTTTAAGGGCACTTTCTGACCCTGCATTGAAATTACAATCTTCAGTACAACAATTCTTTGATAATAAATTATTGTCATTTAGAAATAAGAAACGAGACGTACACTATAATCTTGAGGGTAATAAAAAAAGAATGACTATCATACCATTCGGTGTAGAGCCAATAGATTATTTAGCGGATTGGTTTAAGACTGATGAGGGTGTAGATGTGTTGGCATTTTTAGAGAAGCAAATTTAACCATACACTACATATATGATTTAGGGGAGGGGTTAAACAACCCCTCCTTTTTTTTGTGTATCTTTGTAACAAAGTATTTAGAGATGATTAATTCGGTTAGAAATACAGTATTATCTATACTCAATAAAAATAATTACGGATATATTTCTCCATCAGATTTTAACTTATTTGCTAAACAGGCTCAGTTAGATATCTTTGAGGATTATTTTTATCAGTATAATTATCAGATTAACAAGGAGAATGGCAGGTCTTCAGGGACAGGATATGCAGATATTACTAAGGGGTATGAGGAGGTAATTAATATTTTTTCAGAGACTAAGTTTTTATTGCATAGTCTTAACAATAGGTTTTTTACACCAAGTCAGATTACTACAAATGATGACTATTACCTGCTTAATAAGGTTCTTGTATATACGAGGTTGTTGGTAAGCGGCACTAATGATGCGGTTACCCTAAACTCATTAGAGGACACTACAGCTTCATTTGATTCATCAGGAGTTCAGGTAGGTGACATAGTGGGAAATACCACAACCAACCAAACTGCTATTGTGAGTAACGTGACCCCTACCATCTTATCTTTGGTTGACGATAATGGAACACCTACTGATATCTTTACGATAATAGGAGAGGATTATTCGGTATATGATGATGCCATAGTTAATGAAGCAGAGAAGGTAACTCATAGTAAGATAACTATGCTTAATAACTCTTTGCTAACTGCACCATCAACAATGTATCCTGCATATACTCAGCAAGAGCCAACGCTATCATTATTCCCTGCAAGTATTAATACCATCGGTGCAGTGCAGTGTCAATATATAAGATACCCGTCTGACCCTAAATGGACATATATTAATCTACTTGGAGGAGAGCCATCATTTGACCAAAGCCAACTTGATTATCAAGATTTTGAACTAACTATATCTGATGAGCCTACATTGGTGTTGAAGATATTGCAATACGCAGGGATGTCTATTAGAGAACTACAGGCCGTTGCGTTTGGTCAAGGAAAAGAAATGCAAGAAGCACAAGACGAAAAATAATAAATTATGCCTTATATATCAGATTATAAGTATTATGAAAATGAAGGTGTAGCACCTGAGGATTCAAATTGGGGTTCATACCAATATGTTAGCCTATTCGATATAGTTAATAACTTTATGTTGATGTACTCAGGCAATCACAATATTGTAAATAACGAGGAAAGATTTAAGGTTTTATTTCACGCAAAACGTGGTATACAGGAGTTAAACTACGATGCGTTTAAAGAAATTAGAATCTTAGAATTATCTGTTTGTAATACCTTAAGATATGTATTGCCTTCTGATTATGTAAATTGGGTTAGGATATCTGTATATAAGAATGGTATTCTTTACCCTTTAAGCGAAAACATTCAAACGAATTGGAGCAATGCTTATCTTCAAGATAATAATTGTAACATATTATTTGATGTAAACGGAGAAATACTTAAACCACAAAATTCCAATATTGATTATGATAGGATTACGGGTAGTAAAAAATCCATATATCTAAATGAAGGTAATCAGTTCAACGGATATGAAGGATATTGTTGTGATGGGATGTGGTATTTTGATTATGCGATTGGTGCTCGTTTTGGTTTAAATACCGAAACTGCAAATGCAAATCCTACATTTAGTATTAATAAACAGGGAGGAGTAATCAACTTTAGTTCAGGGATGGCAGGAGAACTTTGTGTCCTTGAATATGTTTCTGACGGAATGGAGGGTGGAGATAATGAGTTGATTCAACTGAACAAGTTATTTGAAGAGTATATATATGCATATATAGAATATGCCATTTTACAATCTAAATTGGGAGTACAAGAATATGTTGTTCATAGGGCAAGAAAACGTAAAAGTTCCTTGTTACGAAACGCAAAGATTAGAATAAGTAATATACATCCCGGTAGACTCTTGATGAATTTAAGAGGTCAGGATAAATGGTTGAAATAATATGGCTAATACTCAAAGAAATTTTGTTTTAGGTAAAATGAATAAAAGCCTTGACGAGAGGCTTATTCCTAATGGACAGTATGTAGATGCCTTGAATGTAAGGTTAGGTGCAACAGAGGCTTCTGAGGTAGGCTCAGTAGAAACCACAAAAGGCAATGCGGTTATTACGCAACTGCAATATGATGGCACGCCCTTATCTACTGATGCTCGTTGTATTGGAGCCTTAGAGGATGGTGCCAATGAAACGATATATTGGTTCGTAACCGACCCCTCTTGGACAGGTGGTTCACTCACAGGAAAGCTTGACCTTATAGTATCATATAATACCAAAGACAACCTCTTGACTTACCACGTCATTAGTACAGATGATGGAAGTAACTTAAACACAACATTAAATTTTAATTCTACTTATGTAATTACAGGAGTAACATTAATTGATGAACTCTTATTTTTTACAGATGATTACAATCCTCCAAGATTTATAAACATAAATAGAGGCTACCCTAACCCCTCCGGGTTAGTAGATGGTTTTTCTGCAGAGGCGTTGCTTGTTATTAAAAGACCACCCGCATCTACTGTTGGGCTAACAACATTACCTACATCTTCAGAAGATAACTTTTTAGAAGATAGGTTTGTGTGCTTTGCTTATAGATGGAAATACCAAGACAATGAGTATTCTGCTACATCTCAATTTACAGACCCTGCCTTTATACCCAAACCTTTTAACTATGACTTTGCTACAAGTTTAAATTCAGGAATGCTAAACCAAACTAACTTGGCACAAATCACATATAATAGTGGCGGGGAGTTGGTTACAGGCATAGACCTTTTATGGAAGGATATGCAGACAGGTAGTATCCGTATTATTGAAAAGCTTGAGAAGGAAAAATTAGGACTCGTAGATAATACTGAATATGTATTTAGCTTTAGTAGTAGTAAGATTTTTACACTACTACCGGAAAACGAGATTTTAAGATTATATGATAATGTGCCACGATTAGCAAAGGCACAGACCTTGATGGGTAATAGGTTAATATATGGTAATTACTTAGAGCAGTATGACCTGATTGACCCTACAGGATTCCCCACTAAATTTGAATATACTACACAGCTTATTAGTGAAGACATAGGATTGGAAGATGTTGATACATCGACTTCTGATGGAGATTATGGTATTGATGGCCCTCAAACTATTCCTGATTCAGTTTTAGAGTTAGAGAATATTAATGGCCTTACTTTAACGGCAGGAGCCATAATAGAGTTTCTAATTAGATTTGAGCATCAGTCTTTTACAGGTGACCTACCATTCCCTACACAGACAACTGCTGATACTGAGTTATCTTTTGCTTATATATTGCCACAAACTTTTGGAAGTGCGTATGAGTTAGCTACAAGCACAGACTTTGTAGAGAAGATTGGAACAGCAGGAAATATACAGACAGTAGCAAACTGTGGTCTTGGAACTACCTTGACTGATTTGTTTAATTGTTCTGTGCAAAACACCTTAGATACATTAACTAAATATCAGAGTGGTATCAATGCACCCACTCGGCCAATACAGATTATAACATCTCCAACTTCTCCCAATATAGGATTCCAACTACCTGCAATGTCATATGTAGATGACCCAACAGGAGTTGCTATTACACAAACCGTATATGAATATTATCAGATAACTACTAACGAGGCATCGTTTTCAGAAATAGGAAACCCAAAAAGTTTACATAGCAACAGGAGTTATGAGGTTGGTATCATTTATATGGATGAGTTTAATAGGGCTACAACCGCTTTGGTTAGTCCCTTAAATTCTTTAGAGGTTCCGTGTTCTGCTTCTAATTTAGCAAATAAGATACGTGTCACTATACCTACCACACAGTTAGCTCCTTATTGGGCGAAGAACTATAAGTTCTGTATAAAGGCTGATAAAGAAAGATATTTTAACATCTACTCTCAGTTATTTTTTAGAGACCCCGTAACAGGTGCTGATTATTTCTTACTTGAGGGACAGAACTCACGTAAGGCAGAAGAGGGGGATTTATTAAGAGTCAAATCTGATACTAATGGTGCCCTTTCCAAATGTGTTACAACATCTATATTAGAGAAGAAATCCCAAGAGCCTGACTTCTTACAACCTCCTCCTGAAGATGAGAGCGGAGTTGAAATGAATGTTCCCGGAGGTGTGTATGCTAAAATTAGGGCTAATAATTTTGCTACTGAAATAGGTGATAATCCTGTAGTTTCTTATGGTGAAGGAACCGATACCGATAGAGATGGGGACTGTAGCTTAGTGAGCTACCCTACCGTAATAGGAAATTCTGATTTTGACAGTAGCCTTCCTGCCTCACCTGCAAATCCTGAGTGGATAGATTATACTATTCCTGCAGGGAGTAGAATTAATATCACCATTGAGAACCTTAGGAAAGGTAAAAAGTGTGGACCATCACGTGTAGAGTATCGTGAGTATGGGTTAACTACTACTCTTATAGCATCCCAAGACTATATAAATTTTGAGCAATGGTGGAATGATGATAATGTTGAGAGTGTATTGAATGGCACAGGGGTAGTTGCTGAGGCGGATTGTGGCCAACCAATACCTGAGGCCGTCTATGACCCATCGGTTATACTTGAGTCTACGACAGGTCTTTATTACCCTGAACAGAGTGATTTTCCTTGTGGATTAGGTTTAAATTTTCAGTTCTTTTTTGCGGACACAACCACACAGTATAAATCTCTTTGTGTTGTTGGTTTCAAGGGATATAATACTGAGAAAAAGAAAGCTAAACTCTCTGTAAAGATAGATGTTATTCGTTCAAACTCTTTATGTGTATTTGAGACAGAGCCTCAAGATGCTGCACCTGACATATGGTATGAATCTTCTCAGACATTCCCTATTATTCAGGGTGCTGATAAATGTGAGTTTAGCGTTGAGGTTCTTGAAACAGAGCCTTCCGCTATACAGTTGGATTATATAGACCTGAATGGGTTGCCTGCATCTATTATAGTAGAGCCGGGAACAACTACGGCAGGAATATTAGGGGTATGTGGCACTATGGCTACAAGCCCATCAACACCTCCTACTGACCCTGCGGCAGTAATAATTTCTTCCATAACTCTTCAGCAAGGAGCACACGGAGGGAACATACAAAATCAAACACCAACATTATCTGCATTAATAGACACATCATTTTTTAACTGCTATGCTTTTGGGAATGGGGTAGAGAGTTACCAAATTAGAGATGCCATTGAGGGTAGAGAATTGTTATTAGGTAACAGGATATTTACTACAAACTCTGAGGAATATATGGAGGTAAGGAGGTTTGCTGATTTAACATACAGTGGCCCTTACAATGACGAAACCAATATAAATAAGTTAAATGAATTTAATCTTGGGTTAATAAACTACAAACCTCTTGAAGATTCATACGGCCCAATCTACATACTTGATGGGAGAGAGACAGATATACTTACATTACAAGAAGACAAAGTATCTTATGTTACAGTAGGGAAGAATATACTTACCGATGCGGTAGGTGGTGGCACCGTCACCTCTGTTCCTGAAGTGTTAGGTCAACAAGTGGCTCGTATTGAAGAGTTTGGTATAAGCCAAAACCCTGAGAGCTATACTAAGTGGGGAGTAAATAAATATTTCACTGACGCAAAACGTGGTGCAGTTATTCAGTTGAAAGGCTCTTCTATGCAGAATGAAGCACTTACAGTTATATCTGAGCAGGGGATGCGTTCTTGGTTTAGAGACTTATTTATTAGTTCATTCAATACACAGAAGCTTGGTGGCTTTGACCCGTATATGAATGAGTATGTGTTAAGTTCTAATGATATTGCTATTCCTACAACCTTAGAGTGTATAGAGTGTGGCATTACCCGAACACTTACATTAGATGCGACTTCTATAGAGTTTTGTGTGGATGTTGGGTCGCTTACAGGGGATGTTAATATAGAATATAATATTATTAGTATTTCAGACACAGTAAAGGTTGACGCTACCTATGATAGCTCTACAGTCACTACGGGGTTTGTAAATAATAGCACAGGGTCTCCATTAGTGGTAGACAAAGACAATGTATCTGAAGACTCCATAGATATAGTGGTAGAGTCTACAGGAACGTGTGTTATAGAGGTAACAGTTAACTGTCCCGATGCACAAGAGATAACTATTATTCAGGTATGTTACTCTTTAGATAATGATGCAGGGGAATTTATACATAACGAATATAGGTGGTTGGATGGAGCATTTATATCACCCTTACATTCAGAGCAAGTAGAGTTAGCCTCAGGGCCATCTGTGCCGTTAATCTCTCAGTACAGTATGATTGTGGGACCACAGGGTGCAGGCTTTATACCTGCAGACGCTGCTACCGTATCAATTATAAGTAATAGAATACCGCCTATTGATGACTATGTGTTTGATACCTCTGTAGATGAGCTGAGATGGTTAAGGTCTAATACCTTATATACAAATACACAAACTGATATGTTAGCCTTATTGGCTGCATCGAATAACGCAACGCCAATTACCGGTGGTCCAAATAGCTACGAGGCATCATTCAGTATGCCAAACACTAATGACCAATATCTATATTTAATTTATGACTATAGGCGACCGACCCTTATGGAGTTGTGTTTTGATGCAACCTCTAAATTTGCAGCTTGCTGTGAATGTAGTGATGAAGCTTTTTTAGTAAGACAGTGTAGGGAAGATGGGGTTGTAGTGGAAGAGATAATCCCTAATACATTAGGAGCAATAGATGGATTTGTTGAATTAGTAGCGTATCCGGGTTGTGTCTTTAAGGTTATATCATTGTCTGAAGAGGTTGTTACTGCATCCGTAAATACCGTATACTCTTATGATAACTGTAATGAGATATGTCAGGAATATTCAATAGAAAATACTGATGATGGCCCTATAACTGTACAATATAATGATTGTATTGGGGTATTACAGTCTATAGCCATTGCAGCCGAAGAGACGGTTAATGTTTGCCTAACGGAGCTTGTTACATCTCCTACATCTTTTGATATAAGTTTAGTGGACTGTGTATGTGAGACAGAGGCGTGGGAGGTTGTGAGATGTCAGTCTTCACTTGCATCACCATCAGCGTCTTATATAGCAGCAGCACTTCCGGGAATTGGGTTAGGAGACTTTGTGAA